GCATCTTCCAGAACCTCGACGGCACCGAAGAGCGCTACATGGAGCGCGACTTTGAGGCTGACCCTGAGCTGGAGACTACGCTGGCGGCCATCGGCAGCGTCGAGGTCAGGCAAAAGAAGGTCAAGCGCCGCAAGGTGCGCAAGTACATCATGAACGGTGCGCGCATCATTGAGGATCTTGGCTACATCGCCGGCAAATGCATTCCGGTCATCCCGGTCTACGGCAAGAGATGGTTTATTGACAACGTTGAGCGGTGCATGGGCCACGTCCGTCTGGCCAAAGACGCGCAGCGCCTAGCCAACATGCAGAGAAGCAAGCTCGGCGAGATTGCCGCGCTGTCCAGCATCGAGAAGCCAATCTTCCTGCCGGAGCAGGTCGCCGGGCATCAGTTGATGTGGTCCGAGGACAACCTCAAGAACTATCCCTACCTCCTGCTCAACCCTGTAACCGACCAGAACGGGAACAGCGCCGCGACAGGGCCAGTTGGCTACACCAAGCCGCCTGTCGTTCCGCCGGCCATGGAGGCGCTTCTGACGGTCACTGAGAAGGATATGCAGGACGTACTTGGCAACCAGCAGCAAGCTGACAAGATGGTCAGCAACATCAGCGGCAAGGCCGTTGAACTGATCCAGCAACGCGTGGATATGCAGAGCTTCATCTACATCAGCAATTGGAGCAAAGCCGTCAAGCGCTGTGGCGAGGTATGGCTGACGATGGCCCGCGACGTGTACGTCGAAAAGGGCCGCAAGATGAAAACGGTCGGGGCGCAGGATGAGGTAGACAGCGTTGAGCTGATGCGGCCAGTCTTGGGCGAGAACGGCGAGGTAGAAACCGAGAACGATCTATCCGCAGCCACGTTTGACGTTAATGTGGACGTTGGCCCCTCCAGCAGCAGCAAGCGGCAGGCAACGGTTCGCGCCCTGATGGGAATGATTCAGATCACGCAAGATCCCGAGATCGCCCAGGTACTCCAGTCGATGGCCATTATGAACATGGAAGGCGAAGGCATCAGTGACGTGCGCGACTTCTTCCGTGAACGCCTCCTGCGCCTCGGCGTGGTCAAGCCTACGCAAGAGGAAGCTATGCGCCTCATGGAAGAGCAGATGCAGGCGCAGCAGGCTGAAGACCCGAACGCCATCTTCCTGCAAGCGGCTGCCGAAGAGGCCATTGCCAAGGCTGCCCGCGCTCGCGCCGATACCGTCCGCACCGTGGCCGACAGCGAGTTGATACGCGCTAAGACCGTTGAGACGCTGGCGAAAGTGGACATGGACGTTGATAATCAGGCTATCGCCAAGATGGCGCTCATGGGCGAGATGGCCAGAGAGTCAGCCATCCAAGCGCCAGTATCGCTCCCGCAGAGACCGCCAGAGGTGCTGTAAGTGGATATTCTGAAGGCCATCAAAGACCCGCAGTTCCGCGAGGACGTTCTCCGCGGCCTTGGCGAGACGTTCAGCCGAGGCGTGGCCGGTGTGGCCGGTGCGCCTGTCGACATCGCCACGATGGCCATGCGGCCGTTTGGCTACGACGTCCCTGCCGAGCAGGTAGTGGGCGGGTCTGAGTACATCGGCCGGCAGATGGAGCGTGCTGGCCTACTGTCCAGCGCTCGCAATCCTACGGCCGAGTTTCTAGCTGGCATGGTCACGCCTGATCCGATGGACATGGCGAAGCTGGGCGCGATGGCTGTGCCGGTGGTTGGCAAGGCTGTCAAAGGTCTTGAAGGGATAAAAAATGAAGCCAGTCAGAAGTCTTTTATAGACTTTATGTCTGAGAACGTCAGCGACGTATTGCCAGCCCATGTTAAGGCAGGCGTTCTTCCAAGAACGCAAGTGCATGATATTGTTGATATTGATAAGTTGACTCCTTCTGAATACGACGCATTCGGAGAGATACTGTCGTCACCATCTTCAATGAAAAAGATTCAAGAGCTTAGGAAGGCAGAGAATTTGCCTCCTGTGCTGATAAAAGGAACGCAGGAGGATAAAAGATATCTTCCACAAGTTATTGATGGCCACCACAGGACAATGGCGTCTATCCTGAACCTAAAACAGAAAATTCCTGTTTCATACGACGCAGAGACTCTTGTCGAAATATGGAAGCAACAGAATAAAAGCAGCGCATCTGTCAAAGACTTGATGAAAAACTTTGAAGAATCTCTGCAGCAAAAGCCGCCAATGGGGATGGAATAATGGACTTCGACGCAATAGTAAAAGCCTTCGCCGAGTTCCTGCGCCAGCAGCAGGGCATGGGCCAGCCGTTCCAAGGGCTTGAGGCGCAGCCCTCCCAGCAGGAAGCGCCAGAGGCCACCATGGCCGAGACGGCCGCCACGCCCTCGATGCTGGCGCAGACCTTCGGGATGCAGGCTCCGGCTCAAAACCTGTTCGCTCAGGCGATGCCTGGCATGGCACAGCCGGCTATCAACTCGATACGCTCACAGCCGCCAGTCAAGCAGCCACAGCAGTCCGGGCCGGTGTTCCAAGCGGCCAGCAGGCCCATCAATTCGATTCGGTCACAGCCTCCGGTCAAGCAGCCGATGCCATCAAGGCCCATGGGTGCTTTTGCTGGCGGCATGACCAGCAGCACCGCACAGCCACAGCAGCCCATCACCAACATCCGCACGCCAGCGGGTGGCGGGATGTTCCGCGGGCTGCCGGTTCGAGGCATGGCCAGTCGACTGACGCGCATTTTTTGACATTCTCGCGCAATAGCGCAAAATGTAGGTATACGGCAGCCAGCCCGCCGTTTTATGGGCTGAGTGAATGGGGTCATTATGAAAGACGATCAGGCAGAGGTAGACGTTTCCGAGATCGAGATCGAACAAACTGAGGCAGACGCGCAAATTGGCGATGAAGAGGCTCCCGCCAGCCAGCCCGAAGCCGAGGACGATTCCGACGAGGTAATAGTCACCATTGGGGAGGAATCGCCGCCTTCCGAAGAGCAGCAAGCAGCGCCTGAGTGGGTGCGCGAGTTGCGTAAATCACACCGCCAGTTGCAGCGTGAGAAGCGCGAACTTGAGGAAAAGCTGAAGTCCGTCAGCCAACCGGCCGAGAGGCCAATCGCTGTAGGCAAGAAGCCGACCCTTGAGGAGCATGACTACGATGCTGAGAAGTACGAAGCGGAACTCGCTGGCTGGTTCGAGCGAAAGCGTAAAGCGGAAGAGGCAGAAGCCAAAGCCCGATACGCCGAAGTCGAACAACAGAAAGCGTGGCAGGATAAACTTTCCTCTTACGGGAAAGCCAAGGCAGACCTAAAGGTGCGCGACTTCGAGGACGCAGAGGCAACCGTCTCTGAGACCCTGAACGTGACCCAACAAGGCGTCGTCCTGCAAGGTGCGGAGAATCCTGCACTGGTGGTTTATGCGCTCGGCAAGAATCCACGCAAGGCAAAAGAGCTTGCGGCCATCACTGACCCTGTAAAATTCGCTTTTGCGATTGCGAAACTGGAGACTCAATTGAAAGTTCAAAACCGCAAGGCGGCTGCACCGCCAGAGAAAACAGTCCGGGGAACCGGGCCAGTATCGGGCGCTGTGGACTCAACCCTAGAACGGCTGCGAGTTGATGCTGAAAAGACCGGTGATTATTCAAAGATCATGGCTTACAAGCGGCAACAACGGGCCAAGCGTTAATTATCATTTAGGAGCGCCTAACAATGGCAAACTCATTTTCCAAAGAAGAACGCGTAGCGTTTGAAGACATCCTCGAAGGTTTTAACGACCTTCTGGTTCTGAGCAAGAACGTCGCGGTTTACAACACCGACCAGACGATGATGGCTCGCACCAACAACGTTCTGTGGCGTCCACAGCCCTATATCAGCCAGTCGTTCTCCGGCACTGATATGACGGCCAACTTCGTTGATTACACTCAGTTGTCCGTTCCTGCCACCATTGGTTTCAGCAAGTCTGTACCTTGGATCATGAACGCTCAAGAGCTGCGCGATGCACTGCAAGAGCAGCGTCTGGGCGAGTCTGCCAAACAGAAGCTGGCTTCTGACATCAACGTCGCCATCCTGAACGTAGCATCCGCTCAAGGCTCGCTGGTTGTTCCCATCACTGGCGCTGCTGGCGACTACGCTGACGTGGCTGCTTGCGATGCCCTCATGAACGAGCAGGGCGTTCCCAACTTCGAGCGCTACCTGGCTCTCGGCAGCCGTGACTACAACGGTCTGGCCGCTGACTTGGCTGCTTCGACCCGTTCATTCACTGGCACCAAGTCCAGCAACGCTTACGAGCGCAGCTACGTCGGTGAGGTCGCTGGTTTCAGCACCTACAAGATGGACTACGCCAACCGTCTGACCGCTGCTGCTGGTGGCGTCACCACGATGAGTACGCTGGCCGCTGCCGGCAACTATTGGGTGCCGACCGCAACTTCCGTCGCTTCTACTGGTGAAGTGTCCAACGTCGACAACCGCTTCCAGACCATCACCATCAGCAACACCGTCGGTGTGGTCGCTGGCGATGCGTTCACGGTTGAGGGCATCGAGGCTGTCCATCACATCACCAAGCAGGGCACTGGCCGTCTCAAGACGTTCCGCGTTGTCAGCGTTACCAACGGTACGCAAATGGTTATCACGCCTGCCATCGTCTCCGCTCAAGGCGGTACCGATGCCGAGCTGCAATACCAGAACGTCATAGTTACGCCAAACGCAGCCGCTGCCTTCACCTGGCTGAACGCCAATGCTTGCGCCGTAAACTGCTTCTGGCAGCGCGATGCACTGGAGATCCTGCCTGGCCGTTACGCAGTACCTGCTGACGCTGGTGTGGCTGTTATGCGTGGCACGACTGATCAGGGCGTTGAGCTTGTGATGCAGAAGTTCTACGACATCAACAACATGAACATCAAATACCGTCTCGATACTCTCTTCGGCGTTGTAAACAAGCAGCCTGAGATGTCCGGTATTTTGATCTTCGGCCAGCCCTGATCTAAGTTAAGGAGACAAAGACAATGGCTAACTCTATTGCATTCGCCCTCGGCGAAACGACTGTCACGCTGGCCGCTGGCGAAAGCATCGCTCTCTACAGCGCTTCTCAGGCCCAAGTATTCGAGGCTGTTGGATATCCCAACTACCCCGTACAGCTTGATCTTGAGGCCACCTTCACTGGTTATCAGTTGCTTGGCCCCTACGCCTCTGGCGCTACGCTGGTTCTGAGCCCCGGCGCGACCGATATGCTGTACAACATTGGTACGGCTCCGGTTGTGTCTGGTATCGCCAACCAAGGCGCTCCAGTAGCACGCAACGCTGCCATCCAGCTCACCGCGGCTGATGTGCTTGGCGGTCTGGTCAGCAACACGCACGCCACTGGCGCAACGGTTGCCCTTGACCTGCCAAACGGCTCTGCCGTTGACGCTGGTACGCAACTGGCTGTTGATGAGTACTTCGATTGGGCCATCATCAACCTGTCTTCTGCCGCGGGTGACACCGTGACGCTGCAAGTTGGCGTTGCTACCACGCACACGCTGATTGGCTCTGGTGTAGTTGCGATCAGCTCTAGCGCTCTTTTCCGCACGCGGAAAACTGCTGCTGACACGTTCGTAAGCTACCGCATCGGTTGATGCAAAGCGCGGGGGGCTTCGGCCCCTCGCTACTTTTGGAGTGATGATCATGCCATTGAAGAAAGGCTACAGCCGCACCAGTATCGGTGAGAATATCAAGATGGAAGAGAAGTCCGGCCGCCCTAAAAAGCAAGCCGTGGCTATCGCTCTCAACGTCGCACGCGAGGCGGCCATGAAGGCCGGCAAGCCTTCCAAGGCTCCTAAGCCAGCACCCAAGAAGTCAAAGAAGGGGATGATGTGATGCGCTTTCCAGTCAAGCTCTACAAAGTGCCCGGCCGGAAACGGAAGGATGGCATCCGTTGCGATTGGCTGGAAGCGTTCGATCAGCGTTCTCTGGATGCAAGCCTCGCAAGGGGCTGGTATCTTAGCCTTGCGGACGCGCAGGCGGCAGCCAAAGGGTTTCCTCAGCAGCCTCCCATAACTACGCCTGTAGTGTCCACCATATCGTCAGAACCAGTGGCTGAGGCCGCTGATGCAGTGGCAGACGATGCCCCTCCCACACGGGAGGAACTCGAAGAGAAGGCCCGCGAGCTTGGTATCAAGTTCGATGGCCGCACTGGTGACAAACTGTTGTTGAAGCGCATCACCGAAGCGCTGGAGGGTTAAATGGCCTGGACTAAACAACAGTTCATTGAGGCGGCATTCGAGGAAATCGGCCTTGCCTCCTACACGTTCGACCTGCAACCGCAACAGCTTGAAAGCGCTTTACGTCGCCTTGATACGATGATTGCAAGCTGGAACGCGCTTGGCATCAGGATTGGCTATCCAATCCCCGTAAACCCGAACCAGTCCAGCCTGTCACAAAGCACCGAGGTGCCTGACAGCGCCAATGACGCCATTATTCTCAATCTCGCCATCAGACTTGCGCCATCTTACGGGCGCACAGTGATGGCAGAGACTAAAATGAATGCAAAGCAGACGTATGACACGCTTTTGTCACGCGCAGCTATTCCGCCAGAGATGCAGTTCCCAGACACACTGCCGGTGGGCGCTGGCAACAAGCCGTGGAACATAGATCAGCCGTTTGTCATCCCAGCCAGAGACGTCGTAGACGCCGGGCCGGATGGCATCTTGAATTACAACTGAGGCCCACGCCATGCCGCAAATATATCAGCTCCCACTGCTCAATCAGGTATCTAGCGGCGATCAGTTGCCGATCTATACGCCAAACAACGGCGATGCACGCCGTCTGCCAATCAGCGCGCTCCTGCAATACTTCCAGCAGACGTTCGCAGCGCCGACGACTGCAACGACCTTTATCACACCGGGGACTGGATTTAACTACGCCATCCCTGCACCGACCAGTCAGCAGCAGTGGATCTTGATTCAGCCCGCGGGTGGCCTTGCTGCTGGCACTGTGACGCTTCCGCTCAACACGGCTACTCCTGATGGCACTGAGGTGATGATCACCTCCACGCAGCAAATTCTGGCCTTCACAACAGCCATCAACGGCGCTGCTCAGATATACGGCGCTGTGACCTCATTGGCCGCTGGCGGCTTCGTCAAATATCGTTACTATCAGGCGTCAAACTCCTGGTACCGCATCGGATAAGAGGATCGAATCATGGCTTACACTGCACACTTCCCCATTAGTTCTTTCCTCGATGTGGACGGAAAGCCGCTTGAAAACGGCTATGTATACATTGGCACCGCCGGTCTTGATCCTGTTTCCAATCCAATTAGCGTTTACTGGGACTCTGCCGCTACGCAATTGGCTACGCAGCCAATCCGCACCATTGGCGGCTACCC